CAGTATGGCCAGAAACGAACCCCTATCAGTCAATGTGCCGACAGACCTGAAACTTGCCGCTGAAAAATACGCCGAAAGCGATGGCCGCTCTGTCGCGTCACTGGTGCGCAAGGTGCTGCATGATTTTCTGAAACAAAAAGGCGTTCTGACAAAACGCCCGCGAGAGGTCATCAAATGATCTCCACTGAAATCTACCCGCGGCACTCGCCATCATCGCTCAACCTGTTTGCTGCAGAGCCGGCGATGTTCGTGCTCGAGCGCATCCTGGGCGTTGATCAAATTGTCGGTGTGCCGGCGCAGCGCGGCAAGGCTGTCGAGGATGGCGTTACGCTAGGCCTGGTGAACTTGAAGGCGCCGCTCGATGCTTGCACTGATGTTGCCCTTACCAGGTACGACACACTCACTGCGCTCACGCCAGATCCGCGGCGTGAAAAGTACCGAGAGACAATTCCCGGCATGGTGGCGTCAGCCCTTGCAGAGCTACGTCAGTATGGTGAGCCGGACGAGCTGCAAGGCTTCGTTGAGTGGCGGCCGGATGGCTTGCGGCTGCCGATCGTTGGCTATTTTGACTACAAGTGGGGTCGGCATGGGATCCTGGGCGACTTGAAGACAACGGAAAGAATGCCGTCAGAGATCAAGACCAACCACGCGCGCCAGGTGGCGCTCTATGCCGAGAGCGACAATATCGATGCGCGTCTGATCTACGTCACGCCGAAAAAGCTGGAAGCCTACCGCCTCGAGAACATCCGCGATCACAGACAGGCACTCTTGAACATTGCAATGCGCGTAGAAAACTTTCTGGCGCTGTCGAGCGATCCCAATTATTTTTTGACAATCACGGTGCCTGATGTAGACAGCTTCTATTGGGGCAACCCGCAATCACGCCAACTCGCATTCGAATATTGGGGGATTTAATGTACGCCGTTAAAAAAGCGCAGGGCGAGGACATCTGGACTGTCGGCATTCACCACTTTAGCGGTGGCGAAACCATATGGTACTCGCTGCGCGACTGTAGCAGCGACGAAGAAGCCTTTGCCTTCATCAACTACCTCAACGGCGGCAAGGGCAATGATTTTCCTGGGTCCGACTAGCCATGGCCGACGACGACCTGTTCGAGTATGGCAGACGCAAAAGCGTATCCGGCATTCCGGCGGACGTTGTCCACCTGTTCGAGAAGCTGTCGCTGGAAATTTACCGGCGCGGGTTTGTGCGCTACTCTGCGCGCGCCGTTCTGCACCGCATTCGCTGGCACTATCACATCGACAAAGGCGACATGAGCTTCAAGTGCAACAACAACTGGACGCCAAAACTGTCGCGCTGGTTTATGGACAATCACCCTGAGCTGGGAGAGTTTTTCGAGACGCGGGCGTCACCGACGCCGCACGACATGACTGATTATTCTGGGCCGTACGAGAAGCACGTCCCACCCGAGAGCTGAGTATCCAATACCGGGACATCCGGTGTGGCGCCGCGACAGGCCTTACTGTCGCAACAGGAGAACTGGAAATGAGTGAAAGTCTTTTTGGTTTTAGCACTGAGCCGTCAAGCGGTGGCGACTTTCTCCCCATCCTCAAATACGACGCGCGGTCTGGACGTTTCTTCCGTGTCGATCGTATCGACGTTGGCAGTGGAAAGTTTGAAAGCAACCCGATCGACATCACGCAAAATTTCAAGGCGATCGCAGACTTCGATAACCTTGAGGTGGGCTGGATCAACTTTGTCCCAGGCGCCGCACCGGATTTCAAGCTGGTGCCGTTTGGATCCAAGCTCCCCGATCGGCCCAGCACCAACCACAAGAACGGTCTACGTTTCATGGTGAAGCTGTCGAAGGATATTGGCGGCGACAAGCCGATCCGTGAGTTGGCCGGCACGTCGAAGGCGTTTCTGGGTGGCATCGAAGAGGCGGTCAAAGCCTATCGAGCAGCCAAGTTCAACGCCGCCGGCGTCGATCAACACCCTGGCGAGTTGCCTGTGCTCGTGCTCGAGAGCACGTCACCGGTAAAAACCGGATCCGGCGAAAAGAGCAGCACCAACTACCGGCCGACGTTCAAGATCGCCGCCTGGGTGCCGCGTGGTGACTTACAACACACGCCGAAGACGAACGGCAGCACACAGCCACAAGCACAAGCGGCCAGCGGTGCAGCACCCGCTACCGGTGGTCAACGTGCAGCGGCGCCGTCAGCCGGCACAATCTCCGCTTCCGATTTTGGCTAAGTGGTGAAATGATGAGGGTCGGGCGGTTGTACGCGCCCGACCCTTTAATCCTGCTCACCGGAAAGTTCACAGGTACACACAAGGTGCTCCATGGATATAGCAGACTTCTTTGAGTTCGATCAACCCACCTGGATCTGGGCTGGGCACTACCGCGCGCACGGGCTCCAGGTCATTCCCTGCCAAGGCAAGATGCCGCTGGGCCCATGGAAGGAGTTCCAGAACGAGCTGGTGTCTGACGCCACCTTCGCCGCCTGGTGCGCCGAAGGCGGCCGTCTGCGCACCAACAATATTGGCGTGGTGCTGGGCAAGGCGTCGGGGGCTAGGTTTATGCTCGACCTCGACACCTACAAAGGCCCAGAGGCACTGAATTGGTGGAACGGCTGCCTGGCAGTCCACAACAATAGCATGGATCTGGAGACGTGGGAGCAGATCACCGGCGGTGGTGGCCGGCAGCTGTTCTTTCAATGTCCCGAGGGCCGATCGATCGGCAATGGCTCTACAGCCCTCAACGTCGATGTGAGAGGCCAGGCCGGCTTTGCGGTGCTGCCGCCGTCTCTGCATGCGAGCGGGCGCCGCTACAGGTGGCTGGAAGGGCGCGCGCCAGGTCAGGTGGATCTGCTTACCGCCCCACAATGGCTCATGGACGAGCTGGAAGCCCTCCTGGGGGCACACGGCAAGCCGGCGGCGCCGGCAGAGGCTACAGCCACGCCAGAACAAGCCTACGACGCCTTTGGCAACGTGCAGGACGGCCGCGAAAAGCTGATGCGCGACATCGTCTATCGCGCCGTGCTCGAGCTGTACCGCAAGGCGCCGGTCCTGCCGCCGCTGCTCGAGCAGTCGGCTGCGTTGTCGGACGCCTACCGCGACTACGAAAACCGCGTCACCAGCCGCCTGCCTGGAGACAAGCCCGCCGGCCTCGAGCGTGAGGGGCGCGGCATGACCGCCATGGAGGGCAAGTGGAAGGCGACGGTGCGCCACTGGGGCTCGCCCAAGATGGTCGCGGATGCAGCCAAGCCTAACCCTAAGAGCGAGCAGCCGCATGATTGGTCGGCTGATTTTGCATCGGCATCGACCCAAGGCGAGCAGCAGGCCAAGGCCGACCCAACCAAGCAATTCGAGCTGCTCGACGTGGCCGCCATCAAGGGCGCTCCAGACCCCTCATGGGTGGTCGAAAAAATTATCGTCGAGCAGTCGCTAGGCTTCATTTTCGGGCCGCCAGGATCCTTGAAGACCTTCATCGGGCTGGACATCGCGCTGTCGATCACCACCAAGCAGCCCTCCTGGTGGGGCTATACCCTCAGAAAACCAGGCGCCGTGATCTACATCTGCGCCGAGGGGCAAGCATCTTTGAAGTATAGGATCGCCGCCTGGGAGAGTAACCGCAATGCGAACGCTGACGGCGCGCCGTTCTTCCTAATCAAGCAAAGTATAAATTTCATGAGTGGCGACGATATCGGCCGCCTGTTGGCGACCCTGGAGACGGCGGTGGCGCGCGCCGGCGGCCCGATCGCCGCCGTGTTTGTGGACACTGTGTCCAAGGTTCTCCCCGGCAGCGACGAGAACCTGCAGAAGGACATGACGATCTTCGTCAACGCCTGCGCCCAGGTGCGAGAGCGGTATGGCTGCGTGGTGGTCGGGATCCACCACACGAACAAGCAGGGTGGCTTCCGTGGATCCACGGTCATCCCAGCGGCCGCCGATTTCATTATCGAGACGCGATACGAGGTAGGTGCGTCTACAGGTTCAGTATTCGTAGAGAAGGTAAAGGACGGAGAAGCCGGCTGGGCGCGGGCGTTCGACGTGAAACATATCGACCTGGCGATGGGTCGCGGCTCGCTGGCGATCGACGGCACCGATACGGAGCCACCGAGTGACATTCCCAACCTTGATGTGGGTCGTAAAATTCTGAATGCGATCGACCAAGAATGGAAGAGCGGCACACCATTTTGCCGGTCAGCAAACAGCTCTAGGGCTGCCGTTCGCAACATCGTTTTGCGATTTTCACTAAAGGCCAAAAATGTCGAGCGATTACTCGATTTATGGTTAGCAAACAAGGTGATAGTGGAGGACATTCGTGACAAGGAGAACCACATCAAAGGCTATAAGAAAATTGCTGATTTATAAGGGTTTTCTGTCACGAAAGTGGCACGAAAGTAAGGGGGTCAAAACGAAAGTGCTGTCTTATGTATCTGATAACATGGACGAAAGTAACGCTTTCGTTTTACGAGAGTCTGGCTGTAAGTCATTGAAATCATTGACACGAAAGTAACGAAAGTAACCCTAAGAGAGAGGCTGGCGCGGCTTTAAGGCCGCGCGCCTCAAAGCAAGGAGCGAACATGACGAAATTTGAACGTGTTTATCATCGTGTCATCACTCGTGATGATGGTTCTCAAGATGGCATAGCTGGGTGGGCTAGCGAGTGCAGGGTGTGTATTACGCCTATACTTATCGTGGAGACGATTGGCGGACCTGACGGAAAGGCTCCAAATTTGAGTGGGTTTTGCAGTTATTGTCGAAACTCCTTCAAAAGACGCGATAAAAAAATAAAAGCCAAAACCAATCAAAACCTTGGGGTGAGGTTATGAGCAAAATTAAAAACTTGGCGAAGGCGGAGCCCGCGGTGCCCGATTGGGTGCTCAAGCGGTGGGATGGGACGCACGGCTCGTTCATCGCGGGGCGGGCGTACCTCGATGGCGTCGACGAACTGGCAGCGCGCCTCGAGTGGTACTGGGGCTGCGATCGCCTGCGCCTCGTGGTCGGTCCTGAACTGAGGGAGAAATTCGATCGACAGCGGTACAAGCTGCAGGCAGCGATCCAGAAGGGCACCCTCGAGGATATGCGGCGCGAATGCTCCCGCATGATGCTGGCGTGGGAGACGCTCGACGTCGCAGCACATGCCGCCGGCGCCCTGCCTAAGCCGCTGCAGGTTTGGGAGCTGACGCTCGAGGACGGCACGGTGGCCGCGATCGTACCTGATGCCGCCATGGCGAGGAGCGTGATCGCTGAAAAGCGCCAGGTCGCGGTCTACACCCTGGACGAGATTGCGAGGCTACTGGAGATCAATCGCGAACTTGTGGCAGCCAAGCTGACGTATCCAGGGGTGACGGTGGTGCGCACCAAGCGCCAGGTCGATGACCCCCTGCAGGCGCTTGATCCGCTGGGGTTTGACGTGCCCTTCAACGACGAGATCCCGCAGATGTCATGAAAAACCCCAGCGCCTGGGGAGACGCTGGGGCAACGGGGCTGAACGGGTTACGCATTACGATGGTGTCAGCTTACAGGTTTTCCGCTGGTTTCAAAGTAGGAAATGATCTTGAGATCTTGTTGCACACCGCTTTCTTCGATCAGCTCTTTCGCTTCGTCCAGGTCCATAACGTCGATGAAGGTTTGTCGGTTGGGGCTGGCCCAATAGGCCAGCACCCTTTCTTTTGGCGAATAATTTGCGGTTCTCATGCTGCCAGATCCTTGCCAGTGCGGGCCGATACCTTAACGGTACGAACCGGGGTGACGTTGGTGTGCGCCGCAATGAACTGGGGCGACAGCTTGGCACGAACCGCTTTCATGTCGAGCGTCTCGCGATCGGTCTGCGAGATGGAGACACGGAACAGCTCCCCCTCGTAGGCGCCTGGTGCGAGATCAGCGAGGTTGGCCTTGAGGGCCTTTTCCTTGATCTCGAGGGCGGCGATCTGGGCCTTGATTTCGCCCAAGGCATCAATGGTGGTGGTCAGGTTCGTTTTCGTCATTTTCATTTCTCCGTTGCGATGAGGCTGATATAGGACGGCTGGTCCTACCTGTCAAGGGGTCAATTTAGGCCATATTGACAGGCCTGTCTGAGCGTCCTACATAGGGGTATCGCAACAGGAGGTTAAAAATGAGTGAATGGCAATCGAAACGCACCATGTCTGGGCGAGAGTTCAAGAGAATTATCAAGGAATTGGGCATGACCCAGGTGGGCGCCGGCCGGTACATCGGGCTGTCTGGACGTACCGCCAGGAGGATCGTCCTAGGGCAATCGGAGATCCCAGTGGCTGCAGCTTTGCTGCTGCGATCGTTGGTGGCTCACAATGAAAAGCCTTTGGTACCCAAGTGGCAGAGGGGGGACAATTGATGTTGTGGAATGTGCTGATTATTTGGCTGCTCGTTGGTCTTTCCCTTACAGGTGTTTGTAAGGATTTTACCGAGATCCTAATCGTGTTTGGGCTTACTTTCGGTATCCCGCTAGGTCTGGGATTTTGGTTCTTGCTCGTGTAGATAGCTTGACCAGACTACGAGAGGGCGCGCATTCTCCCGCAAAGGGCGTTTGTGCGCCCTCTCTGCGTTTGAGGATCCAGCATGACAATCAAGGGAGAGATCTCTGCGTTGCGTGACGAGATGAATGCAGCATTGGCTGTCGCGGTACTCACAGCCACCAAAGAAATCGCAGCAATACGCGCCGATGGACAAAAGCAGCTCGACGAGCTGCGCCGGCGTATCGATGCGCTCGAGCACAGATTGACGATGGTTGCCGGGAGCGGTAATGCGCCGCCGCCGCCACACAACCAGGACTAGGGAGGAGGGGGGTACCCCTTAAGCTATTGCCTAGAAAACGAATACCGCCCGACATTCGGTCGCTAGCGAGGGCTCATACTAACAGCTGCATCGAGAGGCTGGCTGCGCTTGTCAGCAGCCCTGGCAAAGATCAATCCAACAGCATCAGCGTTGCGGCCGCTAATATTCTGCTCGAGCGTGGTTGGGGCAGGCCAATACAGCCGATCGCCGGCGATGCGGATGGTGGCGACATCAAAATTCTCATTCGCAAAATGTTGACGGACGAATGACACTGCTCGCTGCAGACGAGATTGATATTCCGTACAACGGATGGCATCCGCGGTCGCATCAAAGCAAACTTTGGAATTACCTGGCGCGTGGTGGCAAGCGCGCGATGGCTGTCTGGCATCGTCGCGCCGGCAAAGACGAAGTGTGTCTGCACCACACGGCCGTGTCGGCGCTCGAGCGTGTCGGAAATTACTGGCACTGCTTGCCGGAATATAATCAGTCGCGCAAAGCGATCTGGACTGCAATCAACGCACACTCAGGAAAGAGACGCATCGATGAAGTCTTCCCACCGCGGATCCGAGCTAACACTAACGACAACGAAATGTTTATCCGGCTCAAGAATGGTTCGACGTGGCAATGCATCGGTAGTGACACGTACAACGCAACAGTTGGCGCGAGTGTCGCCGGCATTGTCTACTCAGAGTGGGCGCTCGCTAATCCCAGCGCCTGGGCCTACCACCGACCAATGCTCGAGGAAAACAACGGCTGGGCGGCGTTCATCACTACTCCCCGAGGACGCAATCATGCGTTCGCCATGTTTCAGCATTCAGTTCAATCGCCCGATTGGTTTAGCCAACTCCTCACCGCGGATGATACCGGCGCTCTCACCAAGGAAGCTCTTGCCGAAACCTTGAAGGAATACACTGCGCTCTACGGCGCCGATGTCGGCCGCGCGCAGTATCGCCAGGAATATTTCTGTGATTGGCAGGCTTCGATCCTGGGCGCGTACTTTGCGCTCGAGATGGCGCAGGTACGCAGTGAAGAGCGCATCATCGACATCGATGCGATCTCCGGCGAGCAGGTACATCGCGCTTGGGATCTTGGTGTGCGTGATGACACGTCTGTGTGGTGGTTCCAGCTCCAGGGCGGCCAGATAATAATCCTAGACCACTACGCGCGCAGTGGCGGCGACGTCGAGCACTTTGCCGAACAGATCGAGCTGCGCCGCAAAACATATGGCTGGGTCGATGGCACTGATTGGGTGCCGCATGACGCAAAGATCAAAGAGTGGGGAGCCGGCCGGACGCGCGTGGCAAGTATGAAGGCATTCGGTCTGAACCCGATGCTCGTACCATGGGCTACGTTCCAAGATGGCATCAACGCAGTGCGCCGTACGTTGCCGCTATGCATCTTCCACCCACGCACAGAGGAAACGGGTATCGCTGCACTCGAGCAATACCGGCGCGAATGGGACGATGAGCGCAAAGCATTTCGCGCCACTGACGTTCATGATTGGACCGCACATCCGTCAGCAGCTTTCCGCTATCTGTCGTTGGCGTGGCGCTACGTCGAGCGCGCACCGCCGGCCGATGAGGCCGAACGTGGTTGGCACATTCCGCCGCCGGAAGACGATCGCAAGGGGATCAGGCTATGAGACATCTGCGCGCGATCGCGATGTGGATGGTGGCTCACGTTCCATTGGGTAATCTCACGCCACACGTCCTGGCGTTCGCGCTTGGCGCCAGGGTGTACCGGCGCCGCAAGGATCTGGAATGAGATCGATCGTAGACGTGGTACTCAGGACCGTTGCAGAAGCGATCTGCATGTCGCGAACGTGTGAAGGTAACCGGTGCTGCCAATGGCCGGCGAACCGCAGTCGCTTGGACTGTCCGGTGAAAGACGGTAAATACGATGATGCAGCGTCTGCTGCCATCGCAGTGATCAGAGAGATGGAGCCGTAGCATGGCTGACGCTGATGACACCAAGCCGGCCGCGGAAGACATCAGGCATGATGATCAAGAATACAATCCGGCGATCGAGCCCAAGAAGGCGAAAGCCTGGCTCAATCTGTTGAGCGAGAGCGAGAAGGCATTCCAGCCATGGAACGACCACTGCGACAACATCGAGAAACGATATGCGAGCCTGGGTCGGCTGGCGGATATGGCGCGCGACAAGGAATACCAGATCTTCTGGGCGAACTGCGAGGTGCTCAAGCCTTCGATCTATGCCAAGCCGCCTGTCCCCGTTGTGGTGCCCAAGTTCAAGGACCGGCGACCCGTGCCGCAGGCTGCATCGGAATTGCTCGAGCGGTGTACGACGGTCGCTTTTGATCTCGCGCGCATCAATGACGTGATGATGCAGCTGCGCGATGACGTCGCATTGATCGGCCGCGGCGTTCCCTGGTGTCGCTATGAAAGCAAGCAGGACCAGACCGGCTACTATTCAACCGAACGTGTCTGCATCGAGTACAAGAACCGACGCGACTTTTTGCATTCGATCTCACGCAGTTGGTACGAGGTGACGTGGGTTGCGGCCGCCAGCTACCTGACCAGGGGCGAGGCGCGTAAACGGTTCAAGGAAAGCAGCGGCGATGCCTACCAGGAAGCGGACTACAAGGTTGACAAAGACACCAAGGCAGTCGGCGGCGCCGACAAGCGCGAACGCGCCAAATTCTGGGAGATCTGGCACAAAGGCGAGCGCCGTGTGGTATGGGTTGCTGAAGGCTGCGAAGACATTCTGGACGAGGATGACCCGCACCTAGATCTGCTCAATTTCTTCCCGTGTCCAAAGCCGGCCTATGGCACGGTGCAGCGTAACTCGCTGGTGCCGGTGCCCGACGTGCTGCAGTACAAGGACCAGCTCGAGGAGGTGAACCTACTCACGGGCCGGATCCATGCTTTGTCAGATGCGCTCGAGGCGAAAGGATTTTATCCCGCCGGCGGGGCTGAGATCTCCGATGCAGTGCAAGCTGCGATCAAGACGAAGACACCAGGGCGGATGCTCGTGCCGATCTCCAACTGGGCTGCATTTGGCGGCAGCAAAGAGGTGATCATCTGGCTGCCGATCGACATGATTGCGCAGACGATCACCGCCCTGGTGGCACTGCGCAAGCAGGTGATCGATGACGTCTATCAGATCATCGGACTGTCAGACATCATGCGCGGGCAGACGGATCCGCAAGAGACGCTTGGCGCTCAAGAGCTAAAGACCGACTACGGATCCACGCGAGTGCGCGACAAGCAGGGCGAGCTAGTGCGGTTGGCGCGCGACCTGGCTGAGATTACGGCCGAGATCATCACCGAGAAATTCGATGCGGTGACCATGATCGAAATGAGCCAGACGCAGCTGCCAACGCAGGCGATGGTGCAGCGGCAGATCCAGCAGGTGGTCGAGCAGATGCAGCAGCATCATAACCAGGCGCTGCAGATGCTTGGCAATCCGCAAGTGATGCAGCAGGCGCAAGCCAACCCCGAGCAGGCACAGCAGGTCCAGCAGCAGTTTCAACAGATGCAGCAGGCGGCCAGCGGCACCATCATCAAGCTGAAGGAAAAGCCTACGATCGAGCAGGTGCTGGCCTTCCTCAAGGACAACCGCACCAAATCATTCGTGCTCGACATCGAAACCGACAGCACCATCCAGGCCGACGAAAACGCCGAGAAACAACGCCGCGGCGAGTTCATAGGTGTGTTGAGTGGACTGCTGCCACAGCTATCGCAGATGATTGCAGCGCAGCCGCAGACGGCGACGTTCTGTGGTGAGCTGCTCAAGTTTGCGACTGCGCCCTTCCGTGCCGGCCGGTCGCTCGATGGCGCCATCGATGACCTGGTGGCGCAGATGCAGCAGCAGGCCGACAATCCACAGCAGGACAATCCGGCGCAGCTTAATGCCAAGACCGCACTGCAGATCGAGCAGATGAAAGACAAGCGCCAGCGCGACAAGGATCAGCAGGACCAGGCGATGCAGGCTGCAGAGCTGAAGCAAAAGGACGATCACAAGAAGATGGATCTGTTCAATGCGCAGAAACTCGAGCAGATGCGGCTAGCGTCCAAGCAGGGCGATCAGAACGTAAAGATGCAGGTGCAGAACGAAAAGCTGATCGAAAACCGCGAGAGCCACCAGGCTGACATGAAAGAAAAACAGCAGGACATGCATCTCGAGCTGATAAAGGCACAGACGCAAATCGAGGACAACATCGCCAAGCGATCGGAGCGGGCAGAGCAGGCAGAGCAGCGGCGCGCGCAGCATCAACTGAGAACAACGCAGCAGGCATTCCGACCAGGAGGGCGCGGTGGCATCTAGACAGCATTCGATAGGAAGCTTGATGGCGACAGACCGCTACCGGCCGACTGGTAGTCTGATTGATCAGGTGCCGCCGATGTCGCGGCCGCCGATGCCGCCGGCCCCTTCAATGCCGATGCCAGACATTGCCGCTATTTCTAATTCTCCTACGCTTCACAGCCTCAGCCGCTATTTCACGCAGCCAATGCCGCCGACCACCCAAGGTGCAAAGCCTGGTGGCTGGGGCAACGTGCCGACAGATCAAGCCGAGATCCCGATCCCTGGAGATCCTCGCGCCATGCCACCCGATCAAACGATGCAAAACTATTTCTACCCGAGTAACACGCAAGCCGATCTCTGATGCCAGACGATTACACAATGGGCGACCTGGCCGCGGTTGATGCTTATGGCATGACGCCAGAGCAGTGGGCCGCGTTGTCTGGTCCTGGTGTGCCGTGGCATACGGATCCCATTGTTGCCGGCGCCGCGAAAATTGCAGCAGCTCCAGGTCAGGCTTATCAGTCGACACCAGATAATCCGATCACCACCGAACAGATGATCAAGCCAGGTGCTGATCTTGGCATGATGATTGTTGGCTCTGGTTACGGCATGGCGCCAGAAGGATCTCTGGGCATGGCCGGCGCTAGGATGCGCCCGCGGCCGCGAATGTCAGAACTAGCGGCGCAAGACGAATACATCCCGCCGGCCGGTATTGGTCACAACATGCCGCCGGAGCCGATTGAGGGTGGTCAAGCGCCGTATCTCTATCACGTTTCGTCCGCCGATAATTTGGCTGGGATAGGGTCTGGCGGACTGAACAAGGGGACTTTTTTTGCAACTGAAGCCCCGTCTCATATCGGTAACGTAGAGCTACAGCAGCAATTCCCGACTTTCCGCACTATCCAATCGGGTGATTTCAAACCGGAAGGAAACAGGGGGCCGCTTCACCCTGATTTTATTTCAACTGCTAAAATCAGCCCTAACAATCTGGAAATGCTGCAGGGCGATAAATGGGTGCCATTCGGGCAATCGCCGCCGGCTTACAGTTACGGGGCATGGTCGAAGGATCTTCCTAGATCTGCGCCGGCTGATGTCTCAACAGAGGTGCCGAGCATTCGCGGCCTGTCGACGAAAGACGCGATCGCACAAGCGCGCCAGCAGCCACACCTCATCAAGGCTGGCGAGCAGTCGGAAGGTTATTACATCGGCTCGCCTCGAGATTGGGAAGGCAAGCGGGATCTGACTACGGCGCGAAAGGGCTTTGACGAATACGTCCAGGCTGATCCGCGTGGTGGTGATTGGTACGATCGCTATCGTGCCGCGGTGAACGAGGTCACCGGCGGCGATCCCGTGCAAAACAAATGGATGTCCAATCAAGAGGGGCAATGGTCCGCGGGCGTGGATCCTGGCAGCGAGGTGCATTTTGCGTTGAAGGAGAACAACGCCGCGATCGCCGGCATGCCGGTCAAGGCCGCGCGGCCGGCGCAACACGAAGCACACCTGGCCGCGGTCGAGGCCAAGGATCCAAACCTGTACCAGCTTGGTGACAAGACGGGCGAATACGCAAACCTAGTCAATCCGGATCAGGTCAACCCTCCTGGCGCCACAGGCGTGAATGATTTTCGTCATGCCAGGAACTGGGGATACACCGAGGCAAGCGGCAGCGCGCAGAAAAACGCAATGACGCCGGCGCAGCACACATTCATGGACTACGAGACGGCGCTCGCTGTCGATCGTGCCAACAAAGCAAACCTTGGCGGCCGATCGGATTGGACGGGCGAGCAGCTGCAGGCTGCGCCGTGGGTGCGGCAGAAGGCGCTCGATTTCATGGCGCGTAATCCTGCGCTCACTTACGACGAGGCGTTTGCTCGAGCCAACAGAACGATCGGGGATTTCTTCGATCGGCACACATACTTTGCCACGCACGAGGCGCAGCCTGGTGCCGACACTGGTCACATGATGGGATCGCTTGCCGCCGGCGCGGATCGGCGCGCGGCGTTTGCCGCGGATCCTGCCAGCACATGGGCTACGGCTCCTGGCGGCCGCGATGCGATCTATGCTGGCCTTGGCGTACCAGGCACTGGCGTCAACATGCGGGTGCGGCCGACGATCGACATGCAGGGGATGTATACGACGCCCAGCGGGGCAGTTGAAACAAACCCAGGCTTTGTCGCGCGGCCGCTTGGCACGTTCACCACAGGCAAGGGCGCTGATTTCAAATCAGTGACGCCAGCCGATCGGGCTCTGCTCAATGCTGGTGAAGCGGTGCGCGCCTTGACTGACGCGCAGAATGCCGGCGCTTGGCATAAGATTTGGCGCGGTGGTCCGGTAGGGGAGAGTAATTCTCTGTTTTATCCTCGCAGTGGTCCTGCCGCGATGGGAGATTTGTACGGCATCCAAAAAGCCGGTACGCCGCATGGATTGTCTGATGTTGCGGACACTGGGCAAGGCATTACGTCGACAAGCTTCTACCCCAGGCCAACGGGCGGCAAGGCCTTCGACAAGGCCGTGCGGTCTGGCGAGTTTGGCAAGTTTGGAGAGCCCGAGCGTGTGAAGGTCGATAGTGATATTGTTGATTACGTCGATGCGATGAAGAAGGGTGTAGGTTCGCAGGCCGCCACCAGGCAGATGATGGAATACCTCAACGTGACGCCAGAAATACGAACAGCTTTTAATAATAACCCGTATATTGCTGAACGCGCCCTGGCAAAGCTAGAGCGCGATCAGACCTGGAGCAAGGAATGGGGCGCGCCGCGCGAGGACATCCAGAATTTCCGCCGCATTGTTGGCAGTGGTCCTGGCTGGGTCGATCGCATGGAAGCAGCCCTCAAGGCCGGTGCTATTCTTCCAGCGGCCGCCGCGGCGTTCTTTGCGGCTGCACGTCATTCCTCGCAGGAGGTGGGCCGTGAAGGATCCTAACCGGACCAGCGCAAATGCGCCGGTAGAAATCCAGATCCTCCTCCTCCGTGTAAGGGGGTTCGTGATAAAACGTGCCGTTTTCAGCCATCTTTCTAACCATAGGACGCTCCATTTGGACAACCTATGAACCTATAGCAGCTTGTCTAAAAGATCAACCCAGAGGAGGGGCGCATGGCCCAAAACGCACTGACAGTCACGCCACCGAACCCGACACCGCCGACCAATTTTGCATGCACAGGCGCCACTCCGCCGAACGTGCCGAACTACACCAAGACCACGATGAATGATCCTAACAACTGGAACGCCACATATCCGAAAAGCAACCCGCCGCCGTATTTCGATGACGGCAGCGCAGGACCGCTAACGACGTTTGTTGCCAATACGGCGGCGCTAGCGTCAGGCACTGGCGCAACATCTGGCGGCACCGAGAACAGCTACCCAGGCACCGGCAGTGGCACCACGATCAACAACGTGGGAGCAGTGCCAGCCGCATCGAGTGTGGCACACGAGGGTGCCGGCACCGAGACGTCGTACACACCTCCAGGCAGCCGCGCCGAATGTCCGACAGTGTCGGTCGGCAGCGGACCAGTGCAGACGGCCGCAACGCTTGCAGCAGGACCGAATGCGTCTCACGCCTCGACGTTGTCGGGGACGGCAACGCCAACGCTGACAGGCGTGTCGGCTGGCGGCGCATCTGGCGCCGGCACAACGCTGCTGACATGCACGGGCACAAACTTTAACCGCGCCAGTGTGGTCAATATCAACGGTCTGCCGTATCAGACCAACTACGTCAGCGCGACGAGCGTGACTGTCACCAACGCGCCGAAGAAGGCGACGTCAGGTACGGTGCCCGTCACGGTCACCAGCAATGGCGTCACCACCGCACCGCAGAACTGGACCTTCACATGAGTGAAAAGCGAGACGAACATGCCGAACAACTTAATATTCCTGGTCTTACCCCAGAGGCGCACGGCGAAACACCGCTGGCCGGACAGGGCAGTCTCGCCAGCATCAATGAGCCGCCTGGTTCAACGATCGGCAGCAACATCCCGCCGGAAAGCGGTGGCGGCTCAGATCTACCGCCGGCGATAACGGCCCTGGTGCCTGATGCATGCACCATTGGCGATCCAAGCTTTACGCTCGACATCGAAGGCGCCGGCTTCACCAGCGCCAGCGTCATCAACTTTGCCGGTCAGGACGAGCCGACAACCTTCAACGCCGAGGAAGGCACGCTGTCCACCGGCATCGACATGGATGTCTGGCACGGCGCCGACGTTGTGCCGGTGGTGGTCAAGACCGGCAGCCTCACGTCCAACGTCGTTGATTTCACGTTTGCCGCCGCCGGTGCAGAGACTGCATCGACGCACAAGCGCAAAAGTAAAAGAGGGGGATAACCGATGGCTGCGTTTACAAAATATAATCTGTTCATCGATGAAATATCGAAGGGCGGGCACAACCTGCAGTCAGCGGTGTTTAAAGCTGCGCTCACCAACACCGCGCCGACGCCAGCCAGCGACACGATCTGGAGCACGGGCGTCTACCCGCCGCCGGCGGCTGCAGCTGGTTACACCGCAGGCGGCAATACGCTCACCACCTCGAGTGCGGCAACGAGCGCCGGCGTGTTCAAGTTGGTCCTGGCTGATAGCGTGTTCACCGCATCGGGTGGCACAATAGGTCCGTTCCGATATGTGGTGCTCTACAACAGCAGTGCGTCGAACAAGGTGGTTGGCTCGTACGACTACGGCTCGAGCATCACGCTCAACGACACTGAAACATTCACTGTTGATTTCGACGGTGCCAACGGCGTCTTGACGTTGACCTAAACCATGGCGAGCTACTTTGTCAGCAGCGCGAGCGGAGCTGGCGGTGCTGGCAACGGCTCATCGTGGGCGAATGCCTATCTGACTATTGCGGGAGCGATCGCGAAGCCGCTGGCGGCTGGCGACATTCTTCTTGTCGGTGATGATCATTCCGAAAACGTAGCGACAAACATCATTCTGAACTGCACAACCGCTACGGCGGCTGCGCCGCTTTCCATCTTGTGCGTCGATCACACGAAGGCCTCTCCAACCGGAGCCGATCTGAAAGTTGGAGTGAATGGAGCTGGCTCGCTCGTCACGACCACGACCGGCAACGTTCAATTCGCTGGCTTCATGTACGTCTACGGTTTGTATTGCAACACCGGAACGGGTGGCAGTGCTGCAAACAACCAAGGTGTGTTCGCTCCGAACGCGAGCAAGATCGCGTATTTCGAGCAATGCACGTTTGGGATTGCCTCGACCGGGACGAGCTGCCATTGCATGACTACAAACAATAATTCTTCCGTTGAGTTTCGTAATTGCACGTTCCTTTCGGTCAACAATAGTAACGGCCTGATCAATGGACTTTCTATTGGAGCACCGAGCCGCGTAAAATTCATCGGATGCACGTTCTCTTTCAGCGGAACGCAGCCCGTTCCGTTCATCCAGATGGGAACAGGATCGGCTGCTGTTTTCGAGGGCTGCGACTTTAGCGCATACACAGGAGGCACTCTGGTACTAGTCACATCCCCGGCTTGCGGGGATGTCTTTTTCAAGGACTGCAAACTTCCGAGTAGCCCCGGCTTCGACATGACGGGGACGCTTGGAAATCAGGAAACGTTTATTTGGGTGGTCAATTCCGACAACGGAAACACTAACTATCGAAACGAGTTTTACGATTATGGTGGCAATCAAACTACCTCGATTACGGTAGTGCGAACTGGCGGCGCTTCGCAAGGCACCGCGTACTCGTGGAAGATAGCCACGAATGCAAACAACAACTGGATGCTGCCGCTCAAGCTGCCGCCGATCTCCGCATGGAATACAGCAACCGGTGCGGCAAAGAATGTCACGATCGAAGGCATCGCAGATCCTCGCTATTTCTCTGCGCTGCCAAACAATGATGATTTCTGGTTTGATGTCGAGGCGCTCACGAGCGCATCGCAGCCGATCGGCGTCACCACTGTCGGCACCAAGAACTCTCCGATAGCGACAGGAAGCGCACTGACGGCATCGACATCGGCGTGGGATAGTGCGGCGACGGCTCGAGCCAATAGCACAGCCTATAATCTTGGCGATATCTTCAAAGTGTCATCAAGTCCCGGTCGACTGTTTCTTTGTACGACGGCAGGAACGACGGCATCATCCCAACCCGGCATACCATACACTTCTGCCGTGGATGGCGTGGCCGTTACTGATGGCACAGCAGTGTTCACCGCCATGTGGCGGTTCAAACAGACGCTGACTACTGGTACGATCCAGTTTGCTGGCCCTATTTCGATCTATCCGAAAGTCGGCAAAGCATCTGCCGGCCTCTACATCGATCCTCTCGCGATCCTGAGTTAGGAGGTACCATGGCGTACTACGACGCGCTGAAAACCAAATGGGCGTCAGCACCAGCCGGCACCACGCAATCAAAATGCGATTGGATCAACGCACAGACCGTTGTTGGTGATCCGCGCTCGATGGCGAGCATACCAGCAACGGAAATTTACAATCGCACAGATCGCGCCGAGTACACTGCGCTGCAAGCCGCCAAGCAACAACCGATCCAGCGCAATCTTGCGCTCGAGCACATAGACTTTTCACCCAACGGCAGTATGCGGGCGCTGTGGCTCTCGACGTTTCCTGCCGGTTCAAAGACGCAAACAAACCTCAAGCCATACACCGACAGCTTTGATGCACCATTGGTGCCGTGGGCGACTGCACCGCTTGCTAAAGGCGGTGGTGGCTTAAGCGGTCCTGTTAGTGTCAACGATGCAACCGCAGCGGGGTTGGTCTAATGGCTGCAGCAAATTTCCTCTGGAACCCAGGTACAACCAACAACGGTCTGACGGCGACCGCATTCACGCTGCTCAATACCGAATTGAATGCGATTGCTACTCTTACTGGTTTTGCGGTGTCATCAGGTTCGTTTAGCAATAGCAACTCAGCGCAAGCTGTGTGGGCGGAATTGTTTTTGACGCTGGGCACGATGTCTACGCTGGTTGCTGGAGCAAACTTTTGCGGATGGTTTGCCCAATCCTATGACGGCGGCACCACCTTTGAGCAGACCGCGTCGTTACCGCCGCCACGGCCACCTGATTTTATTGTCCCTCTGCCGGTGGCGAGCATCACTGCAGGGACGGTGTGGAAAGCTAGTGGCTTGGTGCTGCTTCCAGCTCTGAAATATAAAGTTGTGTGCCAAAACAATTCCGGTCAAACGACGGCTGGCAGTGCTGCAAATTTCTTGCGGGCAGCTCCAGTTAACATGCAGAGTTTGTAATGTGCCGCGAATTATCACGCGCAATCGTCTTACGTTTCCAACTGGAGTAACTCCGGGTTACGATAGCAATCATATTGCAGCGTCAGCTCTTGTGCGGCTTTCCGGCGTCTATCTTGGCAACGGCAAGACGACCGGCAGCGGATATAATCAAAACGGATTTTTTGATCTTCTACATGGCGTCAACATCGCCAGTAATCAAAGTAACATCGGCCATTTTATGGATGGCATTATAGGGCCTTGCTACGCTTGCGGGCCATACAGCCGGTTGTGTTGGTTTAATGCTGGGGGCACGTCTTCAGTGCCTTACGTCGATGATCACAAAGAAACGATGGCTTGCATCATTCGCTATGCCTCGTCGCTCGACCCTAACGGGGCAGGTTTTTATGAGTTGATGTCAAACCAAAACTCTAACGATGGTGGCTTTACTTTCGCTGTTGGCCCTGACGGAGGCATGTTTATCAACTGCCCGAATTCGTCTGCGCCGTATGGCATGAACCCAACAACGCCGATCTATTTCAAGGCTGGCCGCGCATATTTTGCGGCGGTTGCTTTGGACAGCGACAATGGCGGAAGCGCGGGAAGTAAAACCAATTGGGTTGTGCGTGACTTGCAAGATGGAACGCTGCAAGCAGGGTCAGGCAGCGCCGCCTCATTCAGCATCCACAAACTTGCTACTCAAAAATTCTACACGCTCAACACCGAGCAGTTCAACGCCAGCGGCAACGACACGCGCTATGCGACTTGCATGTGGTCTGGAAAGTTTCACACGCTTTCAGAATTGACGGCATGGTCAGAAGATCCTTGGTCGTTCTGGTACCCGCATGTTTAACGGCATCGGCTCACAGACATTCGGCATCCAAGGCTGGCAACCCCCAGTAGGTGGCGCCGCCTATGTCATGCCGGCTGCGCCAGGATCGTTTGCGCTCGCCGGTGTCGCAGTCGGGTTGACTTATAAGTCAACAACGCATGTCCAGTACGTCATAGCGACACCGATTGGCGCAGTCGCAATCAACGAGACTGCTGATCTCGAGTACGCAATTTACGGCACTCAGATCAGTGAAAAGCCTGTCCCGGTACCTCCGACCAGCGGATCCCCCTACACACTGACTGCTGCGCCGGCGGCGTTTGTTCTCGCCGGCACAACTACGGGCCTGGTCTACATCCACCACTACACGATGCCGGCCACCACGGCGGCGTTTGTGCTCACTGGTCGAGCTGCAGGGTTCATCGACGCGCACGGCATGTCGGTGACCCCCGGCACGTTTGCGCTGGCCGGCACGACAACCGGACTACGCATCGCGCATGTGATGACGGCGGCGACAGCCGCCTTCACGCTGTCTGGCACTGCTACGGGATTACGCATCGCGCACACGTTGGCGGTGACGAAGGGCACATTCACCCTCGCCGGCACGAGCACGGGACTGCGAGCCGCGCACACGATGCCAGCGGTGAAGGCGACGTTCACGCTCACCGGTATCTCAGCCAACCTGGTCTACGGCCTATTCGTCAATCACTACCAGCTGATCGCGGCGCCGGCTGCGTTCACGCTCACCGGCAATGCAGTCAACCTTGTAAAGACAACGGCCTACAGGCTGGCGGTCACGGTCGGCGCATTCACCCTAAGCGGCAATGCCACCAGGCTTGCTATCGGTCGGGTGTTGCCGGCCGCCACGGGCGCGATCGTTCTCAGCGGCAAGGCTGCAAACCTTGTCCAGGTGACGGTCAGAAAGCTGGTCGCGAACACCGGCGTCTTCACCCTCACTGGCTACAATACGGGGCTTATTACCCACGCCAACAAGACAATTCTCGCCACCCCGACGAGCTTTGTCTTCAGCGGCCAGCCGATCGTACTGAGCCGGCCGCGCGGTTTTGCTGCAGCTCCAAGCCAGTTTGTGTTGTCGGGCAAGGCGACAAACCTGCACTGGTCGCGTCCAAAGATGCCGGCTGCTGTCGGTCAATTCAGACTGACAGGATACGACACCGAACTAACTCATCGCGGCGATGAATTTCATCTTCCGATAATTGGACAACCAGGTAGACTGGAATTTGGTCGCAAGGTATTTGTCGTTCCAGGCAGATGGTGACCAAAAACAAGGGAGAGATGCATGCAAGGAGATCCAGAAAAGGTGCCAGTGCCATTGCCGGTGCAGGATCCAATAGAGAGTATCAACGAGCCGCCGGGGTCAAATGTTACCGCGCTGCCTGCGAAAAAAAGGAAAAAGACGAAGAAGAAGAAAAAGGCTAAGAAGGCGGCGAAGGCAAAGCCCCGATCGAAAGCTAAAATCAAGGGTAAGAAAAAATCTAAAAAACGCAGGTAACGTGCCGAAGCTTATTGAGATAGAGCCTGGTCGCTGGATTGTAGACAAGGTCAGCATCGCACCGGCCGTGTCTAGCTTGCCGCGGCCTTACGTTATCTCTGATATCATGGAGCCAACAGAGCAAGTCGACGGCCGCTTTTATACGTCTAAGGCTGCCTTTCGAGCTGTTGGCCGTTCGCTTGGCCTCATCGAGGTTGGCAACGAAAAATTTCCAGAGAAAAAAAGAGCAACTGACAGCCGGCAAGAAAAAGAAAAACGGCGTCAGTCGCTGAAGAAGGCGCTCGAAAGATATAGGGCTGGTCACCGATCCAGGCATTTGACCTAGATCAAATTCGAGGTTTGCTATGTCAGACGTAAACATCGCGCCGCCGGCGCCACCCTCTGCGCCATCAGCTCCCGCTAACGAGGTACCGATCAATCAGAACCCCGTGGCGAACCCTCAGCCGGTTGGAGATCAGGCGCCGGAAAAGCCGGTAGACGGTCTGGATCGTGGTCATGGTCGGCCGGAAACCCGTCGCGAAAGTATTCGCAAAGCGTTTGAACGGGCAAATACCCCCGAAAAGGAGCGAACCCCAGCACCGCGCAAAGCAGATCAGAAGGCGGCGAAGGCTGAAAGGGCTGAGAAGGCCACTGAGCCTGGGCTTGATTTGCGTAAGCCGCCACAAGATCGCTATCGCGAGGGCGGGCGTTTTGCAAAGACGCCTGCAGATACCGCATCGACGCAAGCCGATCCTGCTGCAGGTCAGCAGCCGCAGCAGACTGCGCGAAAGCCTTCGCCACCTCTTCCCGAAACCGCGCCCTATAGAGAGCCGCCAGGGCGTTGGGCCGACCACGCCAAAGCAGAGTGGTCAGCCGCGCCCGAAAGTGTGCGCGGCGAGGTCTACCGGATGGCGAAGGAGTTTGACGGGGCATACGGCAAGCTCAAGGGCGATCACGAGACGATGAATACGATACGCCATTTCCACGAGATGGCTACCCAGCATGGTACCACTCTCGACAAGGCGCTCAACAATTACGTCTCGATGGAGCAGAAGCTGCGCACCGACCTGGTCGGTGGCCTCGACGTAATCGTCAACAATCTCAACCTACATACGTCAGACGGCCGCAAGCTTGGACTACGGGATGTTGCGTATCACATCCTCAACCAGAGCCCCGAGCAGCATAAGATCATCCAGCAGCAGAACAGTCAGCAGGCGGCCCAGAGCCAGATCGGTTCCCTCCACCGCGAGGTGGAAGACTTGAAATCCACCATACAACAGCTGCATACTGGCCTGCAGTTCAATCACACCAGGTCGCAGGTTGATCAGTTCGCTGACAGCCATCCTGGTTTTGATGAATTAGGAGATCTAATCGAACAGGAGCTGCACTTTGGTTTCAGCCTTGAAGAGGCCTACCAACGTGCCGCCCGCCTTCGACCTCCGACAACCCGCGCGGCTCAGACCCGCAACCCGCCGGCTCAGACCCGACCCGATAAGTCGATCCGTGGCGCTCCAGATACCGGCCCCTCAGACGGGCAGCGCCGCAGGAGCGATAAACCCGTTGGCCGACGCGAAGCTATTCAGCGCGCAATCCAGCGTGTGAATGGCGGCGTCTAATCTGAGGTTGGCGAATGCCAAACATCAACGCTAATGCTGCTTATCAGCAGATCCTTTCTATGGCTCTGGAGGACCGGTCTGACGGTTACCAAGACCTCGTCTCCAACAACAACGCAATGCTTGCAGTAATGCGGCGTAAGGGCTTGTGGCATACCTACTCAGGTCCGCGCATTCGCCAGACGCTGCAGATCTCCAAGCAAGTCGCCCAGTGGTACAGCGGCTATGATCAGCTGCTCAACCCCGCACTCGATCTGTTCAACGACGCCTATTTCGATCCGAAAATGGTTGTCGTTCCGGTCATCCTGTCCATGCAGGAGATCTTGAACAACGAAGGCAGCTCACAGCTCATGGACGTGTACGACAGCTATATCGCGGCTGCCGAACGCGCCCTCGAGGATACGATGGATGCCGGCATCTATGGTGATGGCACCGCCAACGGCGGCAAGCAGATCACTGGGCTGGCGACCGCCGTGCCGATCGTCAACACCAGCGGCACCTACGGCGGCATCGATCGCAACCTTGCGGTGATCTGGCAGACCAAGACCTATGATGCTCAGTCGATGGTGGCGGCAATCGGTACCCAGGTCAGCGCGACCACGATCCGACCGTACCTCAACTACATCATGACCAAGCAGTCTCGCGGCAAGGACTACGCCGACCTGCTGATCATGAGCCCCGAGCATTATGCGGCTTACGATGCGGCGACGATCGCCATCCAGCGACAGACAAACTCGACCTCGTTGGGCCAGCTTGGCTTCAGCGCGATCGAGTACATCGGTGGCGGCAAGCGGGCCGAGATCGTCCTCGATGGCGGCATCGGATCCAACATGCCGGCAAACACCACGTTTGGTCTAAATACCGACAGCTTCCGCATGCGGTATCACCCGAACAGAAACTTCGACAACCTGTTCGACGGCGATGGTCAAATGCCGATCGACAAGGACGCCGTTGCCCAGTTCATCGGATGGATGGGTGAACTCACCCAGACCAATCCGATGTTTAACTGGCGGTTCTACGACAGCAATCCTGCTGCGTAAGATGTCGCGACTGCTGGCGCCGCCGCCCAAAGGGTGTCCCTTGCTCCCTCCCGCGGCGGCGTCAGTCAACCCACTCCCTCAGACGGAGAAACTCGATGCCTACAAGAGATCCTGATGCTGCTGCTGTTGCACTGTTCAAGAACCTGGCGAAAAAGAACGAGGTTAAAAGCTTGAAAGAGGGTCGGCCGATCTTTGATGACATCGAGGTCGTTGAGATCCGCTTCCCTGGATCACGCAACGTGGCGGTGTTTCCAGCCACGGCGTTCTCACATTGGGCGGAAGATTTCACCACCGGCGAGCAGACGGCTGTGACCTATGCCGAACGCTTTTCTCGCCAGTACCAACAGTTCAAGTCGCAGGCGGCGCAAACCAAATCCGGTACGCCACTTGCGCACGTTCCTTTTCTTACAGAGGCGCGTCGAGCGGAATTGCGCGCCCTCAATATCTACACGCTTGAGGCGCTTGCGGTCGTTGACGGCCAGGAGCTGAAGAACCTGGGCCATGGCGGGCGCGAACTGAAGAACAAGGCGCAAGAGTACATCGCAGAGAGTAAGTCCAACGCGCCAAACCTGCAGATGGCGGCCGACCTGGAAGCACTCAAGGCGCGCAATGCAATCATCGAGGAAGATCTAAAGCGCGCACTAGCGAGCGGGCAAAAAGCCGATAATCAATTCGATGATATGTCGCTCGATCAACTGCGTGATTTCATTGCGACCAACACCGGACACGCGCCGCACGGCTCGCTGAACCGGAAAACGCTGGTGCGGATGGCAACAGAGGCCCAGCAGAAAGCCGCATGACGAATGTCATTGTTGACGGTTGTTAGGGATGTTTGCACGAGTGTCGGGGCGGCAATCCCGACATCCGTGTTTTCTGCAATCACTAGCAACCGCACAATGGCGGAGATGCTTTCGCTCGCCAACGAGATGGCACAGCGCATCGCCTACGACAGCCGCGAATGGCAGACGCTCAAGGCGGTGCAGACTTACACCGGCGATGGCGTCAAAATAGATTTCGATCTTCCGCAAAACTTTAAACGCATGCTGCTCACCGCGCAGGTGTGGCGATCGATCACCACGCAATACCCCATGCGGTTCTATCCAGATCTGAATGATTGGATGCACCGCCGCATGCGCGGTTATTTCGACAGCCACGGCGAGTGGACGATCTATGGCAATCAGATGCACATTCATCCGCCGATGCCTGCCGGCGTGACTGCGACGTTTGCCTACATGGATAAAAACTGTGTTTCGCTCGCGAGCGGCGGCGCCAACGACAGCTTCTTGACTGATAACGACAGCTTTCTGTTGGGCGATCGCCTGCTCAAGCTTGGAATGATCTGGCAATGGAAGGCTCAGAAGGGATCTCCTTACGCCGAGGATCTGGGATCCTTTGGCGATGCCATGCTGATCGCCATGGGCAACGACAGCCCGTCGCCAATCATCGTGGACAGGCTTCCTATTTCTGCTGCTGTCGTTTCCTCTACCGTTGACTTTCCGGTGCCAGTGCCATGAGCATTTACCAGGCATTCAAGCGTCAACAGGTACCGGCGCAAGCAGCGCAACAGCTGAAGACTGTGACAATCCCGGCGCCGACGCGCGGCATCATCATGAACGAAAACTATACGTTCATGCAGCCTGGTGGTGCGATTGTTTCAGACAATTGGATACCAACCATGCGCGGTGTGAAGCTGCGCGGTGGTTGCTCGCGCTGGTGTGTTTTGCCAGACGTCAGCCCGATCATCTCGGGATTTGAATACAAGAGCGCAACTGACGAACGCATGTTCGCAGCCCAGCTCGACAAATTGTATGACGTGACCAACTCAGGCGCCCCTGTGTTGGTTAAGTCTGGGCAGACATCCGGCAATTACAGCGCCGCGCCATTGTTCAATCAAGGCGGCGATTGGATGGTGGTAGTTAACGATGCCGGTGACTTTCCGCTGAGGTTTGACGGCGCAACGTGGACAACACTGAATGCCAGCCAGATCACTGGTCCGGTGGGATCGGCGGTCGAGCACGGTCGCAACCTTTCCTACGTTTGGAAATATCGCAATCGGCTGTTCTTCATCGAAAAAGAAAGCATGAATGCCTGGTACCTAGACATCAATGCCGTACAAGGCGCGTTACAATTAATTCCGCTATCTGGGTCCGCCACTAAAGGCGGTAAGCTTGTGTTTGGCGCCGTCTGGTCAATCGATGCCGGTGACGGTGTCGATGACAAGTGCGTGTTTTTCACCAGTGAGGGTGAAGCAATAATCTTCAGCGGCAGCAACCCATCTGACATCAGCAACTGGCGCCAGGAAGGTCGCTACAGCGTCAGCAGGCCGATGGGGATGAATGCTCACATACCGATCGGCGGCGATCTGCTTATCGCTTGCGTCGATGGCATCATTCCGCTTTCGCAGGCCATCACCAAAACATTCGAGCAGCTCGAACTGGCTGCCGTCACGCGCACCATCAAGCCGCTATGGCGTGAGATGGCTGCCACGCGCAACACTTTCCCATGGTCAATGAAAAAATGGGACGAGTGGGGTGGCACCTATGTGACATGGCCTGGAGGATCTCCAGGTTCTCAGTATGTCGGCGTTATCAACAGCGCCACTGGCGCGTGGGGCCGTATCGTTGGCTATGACGCGCTGTGTTTTATGTACTGCTTCCGGCGTGTGTTCTTTGGCACCCAAAAGGGCATCGTCATGCAGGCCGAGCGCACTGGCTACGATGACGGCATTCCATACACGGCAACGCTGGTCGGTGGCTGGGAGATGTTTCAGCAAGCGCCGGCGACTGTGGTCTGGCATCAGGCGCGCGCAGCGTTTTTGTCGGCGCCAAGCGAACCGTTCCAGCCGCAGCTTGCGGCTTGTACTGACTACGTCATCAAGGTTCCTCCGGCACCGCCGGCCGGCCCAGATCCTGGTACGCCAGACGTCTGGGATCAGGGCCTGTGGGACAGCGCCAAGTGGGATCAGGCGTCGACGCTGTTTAGTCCGGTGGTGAAAAACACTGGCTGGGTGTCGATCGGAGAGGTGGGCTTTTCTCACGCGCCGATCTGTCAGGTGACGGTCGCGCAGCAAGGCAACCCAAATGTCGAATTGGTTTCGATCGCAGCAACATTCGAGCGCCTGGGCGTCAACGTCTGAGGATTAGGTCATGGCTGAGGAAGCGCCAACCCCCGCACCAGCGCCGCCGGCAACTGATAACGCCGCGGTGTTGGCTAGCTTGTATCAGGACTACAACCCGCAAGGCGCCATGGGTGGCTTGTTTGCGCCCGCCTATATCCATGGGCTGAAGGCATCGGAAGATGCCGTATCGGCGTGGAATGCTCAAAACCATCCGGTGACTTACGCCAACATCGATGAGACGCGGATGCCAAATCCGTATGCACCTCCGTCCGCCATGAGCAAGGGAGATGGTGTGTACGGTGGGCCGATCCCAATGACGCAGGCTTATGGCGATCCAAAGGGAATGGTCGATCCACTGGCGTTGCAGTCATTGGCGCAGGGCGGAAAGTATGACTTTGCCGGAAGACGCAGTGCGATCGCAGCGAGACTTGCGGCCAACGCACAGGCAGCAGCAAGCCAGCCGGCGCCGGCTCCGGTAGATCCAACCGGTGGCATGAGATTTATTTGGGATTGAAATGCTTCAGTATCTGTACGGGCACGATGCAATGGTGGCGAAATTTGTTTCGCAGCTGGTGCCGCATTGCCATCGAGGCTTCCCCGATACGGCGCGCGGCATTGGTGTGCTCAACGAAGACGGCATCCTGATCGGCGGCCTCGTCTATCACAACTACGACGAAGACAGCGGCCTGATCGAATTGAGTGGCGCCGCCATCGATCCACACTGGCTGATGCGCGGCACGATCGAGCGCATGTACCGCTATCCCTTCATCACATGCGGCTGCCAGATGCTCGTGCAGAGAACGCCGATCGAGAATGAGCGGCTGCTGCGTCAGCTCGCTGTGTACGATTATACGTTTATCAAAGTGCCGAGGATGTTTGGTCGCGGCAAGGACGGCGTCCTGTGCCTGCTGACCGCCGAGGCTTGGGCTGACAATCGCTTTAACAAACGGTTCAAGCATCACCTGACGCAAGATGCTCTGGAGGAAGCAGCATGATTGATTATTCAAACCCGCAAGGCGTTGGCGCCACTGCGATGCCAACGGGGCCTGCTACCGCCGGCGCAGATCAACAGCGTAACGCCATCACCCAAGCATTGATGCGCGTTGCTAACCCGCCACCCAACACCGGAATGCCTCAGCAGGGGCCTGGTTACGGTGGAATGCGGCCAGATCTGTCGCGGCCGCCAAATGTGTTGGGACCGACAATGCCTGGGCCACAGGATCCGCTGAATGCCGCCGGCGCTATGCCTGGTGCTCAACCTGGCGGGATCATGCAGCAAGCCGGCATGGCGCCGACAGCGTTGGCGCGCCCGCAAGTGCCGCCGCAAGTCATGCCACCCTCGCCGGCGAGCGGAATGCCGCAAGGTCCGCAGCCAAACGTGCAGCAATCACTTGGGCAGGGTCCGTTGATACAGCCGCCAAACGCCAACCTTATGCCGCCAGGATTAAACCCAGGAAACTACTGACATGGGTAAGTCGCAGCCATCGCCGCCGCCGGCACCTAATCCCGTCGACACTGCGCGCGCCTCGACATCGACCAATGTCGCGACGGCGATCACTAATGCGTTCTTGAACAACACTAACCAGAACACGCCTGACGGATCTCTGCGCTACGACCAGACCGACACTTACAATTGGGTGGATCCGTACACCGGCACCAACATCAGTATTCCCAGGTTTACGGCGACACAGACGCTGTCGCCAGCGCAGCAGGCAATCCAAGATCAGGGCAATACAGCCAAAGTTAACTTGGCTGGTTTGGCCGCCAACCAGAGCGACCGTTTAAGCAAGCTGCTTGGCAGTGAAATCAATTTGGGTAACGCGCCAGATGCCGGTCAGGCCAGCAGCATTACCGGCATCCCGCAAGCAGCTACGACGTTTGGTGACGTAGGTCAGCAGCAGTCTACGTTTGATCAAAGTGGAGCTGCGTCTGCCGGCAACATTCAAAGCACATACGGACCAAGCGACAATTTCAGTGCCGATCGACAGAACGTGCAGGACGCGCTGATGGCGCGGATCAATCCGCAGCTTGCCGTTGAGAAAGACCAGCTCACGCAGCAGCTCGCTGATCAGGGCATTCGTTATGGATCGCAGGCCTATCAGTCCGCGATGGACAACTACAATCGTCAGTCCAACGACGCTCGCTTCTCAGCCATCGGTCAGGCGGGACAAGAGCAGCAGCGCATGATGGACATGGCTGCGCAGAAGGCCGGCTTCCAGAACGCGGCGCAACAACAGGCCTACACGCAATCGCAACAGACCGGCCAGTTCGCCAACCAGGCACAGCAGGAAAACTTCCGGCAAGCTGGCGCGCGCGCAGACTATTCCAACGCCGGATTGGCGCAGCAGGTCGCGCAAGCGCAGACCGGCTTCAACGCCGAAAACATGGCGCGCAATCAGTACATGAACGAGCAGTACGCGCTGCGCAATCAACCAATCAATGAGATCAGCTCGCTGTTGTCTGGCTCGCAAATCAACAACCCGAATTTCGTGAACACGCCGAACAACCAGATCCCGACCACTGACGTCGCTGGCTTGATCAACAATCGTTTCAGCCAGGACATGAGCATCTATCAGCAGGAAAGTCAGAACTACAATCAGCAGCAAGCCGGCATGTACGGAATGATTGGCGGCATTCTGGGCGGCGGTCTTGGCCTGATGAAGTCAGACGTGCGCGAGAAAGAAAACATCACCAAGGTTGGCAGCATCTTGCGGCCACATGCGATCGACGTGGACGCCACCGGCGGCGGCTACAAGCCAATGAAGAAAGACGCAGACGAACTGCCGATCTATTCGTACAGCTTCAAGAAAGATCCGACCGGCGCGCGGCGCCTTGGCCCGATGGCGCAGGACGTAGAGAAGATCGACCCGACCGCCGTGCTCGAGCACCGCGGCATCAAATACATCAACAAAGCAAAACTGGGTTCAGTTTTGGGGATGGCATGACATGGCAGACGACAACACAACAACTGACAGCTCGTTTGGTAGTCTTTTTGGTGGCGGCCAATTGCCATCGATTTTTGGCGGCAATACGCCACTGACCTATGAGGAGCTGCAGCGGCGCCGCGCGATCGCGCTGGCGTTGGCCTCGAGGCAGAAGGGCTTCCCCAAGAACAAAGGCGAGGGGATGACGTACCTGGGCGAGAGCATAGGCAATGCTCTGCAGGGTATCGGCCTCGACATGGCGGAAAAGCGATACCTCGCCCAGCAAGCTGCCATCAGTGGCAAGCCGATCGATGCAGCTCCAATCCCTGTCGCTCCTAACGGCAAGCCAGCCGTCCTATCGGCTCCACAGAAAACAAGTCAGGCGCCAGCTGCTGTGGAGCCGGCACCAACAACGACTGCTGACGCCGCTGTTACTCCTGCCAGCATGGCGGCCGCAACCGAGCCGCAAGACGCCCCTGGCGGGGGCGTTCCAGACCTGTCGCAATTTGCAACGGCGGGATTGACTGCCGGTGATTTCGGTACGCCGGCGCCGCCACCAGCAGAGAGCCCATTTCCAGCGAGTGTGGCATCGCGTTTTTCTGCCGTTAATGACGTGCTGCCGCCAGCGCAGAGGCCGGTGCCGCCGGTATCAGTCGACCCCAACATGCGGGCGCAGCTGTCTGGCGGCAACAACGCAATCGATCCATCGACAATGGCGCAGCCGCAGCTTGCCGCTTTTGCGCGGCCTAGTGGCTCTCCTGTGCCTGCACCTGGGACGCCAATGCCGCCACCGCGGCCGCCTATGCCGCGTGATCTCGCTAACGCAACGCCGGAAGAGGGTGGGTTCAACGCGATCGACGCCGGCGCCGATCTGATGACTGCGCGCAAGCGGTCGATTGGCGGCATTGAAAGCGGTGGCGCTAAAGATCCGTATTCTCTGGTGACGAATACTGGGAGAGGCGACTACGTTTATGGAAAATATCAAGTCGCCGGAAAAGAAATCCCAGCTCTGACGGAAAAATATCTTGGTAAGGCGATGACGCCAAACCAATTCAAAAATAATCCAGAAGCACAAGACGCAGTCTTCACCGGTGAGTTTGGTACGCGCCTGGTCGGCAAGTATGGCGAAGAGGGCGCCGCAAGGGCTTGGTATGCCGGCGAGCGCGGCATGCAAAATCCAAATGCTACGGACAGGTTTGGCAGGCTGACTGTTAGAGACTATGGCAGACAATATCTTGCCGGCCTGGATCCAAATGCAGCTCCTGATGGCAGCGGTGGTGGCGGGGGTGGTAGCGGAGGCGGTGTCCCGGCTGTCGCACAGGGTAGCCCTGCCGGACCAGGACCAGGACGCGACGGCATTGCCTTGGCGATGCTGGCGCAGCAGGCGCAACAGCCACAGCAGGCCTCACCAGAAGAGAATGCACCAGATGCGCGGCTGCTCGAGATTGCTGCCGGCAATACCCGCAGGCCAGGATCCCCATTCCGCGCCACAGCATCATTGGACGCTGGCAGGGCCGGCGTTGTTAGCGATGCACCACAGCCTGGTCTAAGCCCGATGGGATCTCTGGATCCCACCGCATCAATCAATGCGCGCCGTGATGCCATCACTGGTGCATCCATGGGTCAGCCACCTGCCACGGTACCGGGGGTGCCGCAGCCGGACCCTACTCAGTCGGGGCCAACAGCCCCGGCGACCTCTGGGGTGGATTTGACGGGGGGTTCTTCTAACCCACCGACCGTTGTGGACATGGCGCCGGCGCCGCCGATGGGCGCCACGGCGCAGGCTGGCGTTCCGTTGGGTGGCTATCCAAGCGTACCGCAAGCGCGCGCGCCGCAAGTGCCGCCAGGACAACTGGCACCTCCGCCAACGTCAACCATCGAACCACGGCCGCCAGCGCCGCAAGTTGGCGTTGAGGTAGCTCCGCGTCAGCTGAAAGAACCGGTGTACCCAACGATGATGCCCGCATCTCCAAACGAACTAGAGGCACAGAAAATACTAAGTAACCCAGCTCTTGCGGGTACGCCTGCTCTTGCTGCTCGCGCTAAAGCCCTTGCAGACATTGGCGCTAGACAGCGTGAGCAGTACAACGCAGAGCTACTGGATCGGTATACACGAGACAAAACTGCCTGGGATGCTCAAGAGGCCGCTAGGCGCGAAGAGGCAACACCTAAAGGTCAACGAGAAGCAGCGACCGGAAGGCTCGAGCTGCAGGGCAAGCAATACGACGCCGATGTGAAACGCTGGCTTGGCGGCCAAGATGTGAACACTGTCTATGCCGGCCTTGATGCAGACAAAGCCGAAGCAACCAAAAGCAATAGCCTGTTGCGGCAGGCTGCCATCGTCAGAGAAGCTATTAACAATGGTATCATAACCGGACTAGGTGCAGATCAAAAATTAAACATAGCGAAGCTGCACGCATGGATGTCTAAAAATCCCGGTGCCGGAGACGAGGCTTCCAATACTGAAATGTTTAAGGCTGCAGCTGACGCAATGTTGGCTACCGGTGTTGAAACTATCCGCGGCGGTGCAGGCAAGGTGGGTCTTGGCAACAGGGTCAGCCCGACAGAACTTGATATCGCCCGCGGCGGTGTTGGTGCTGATCCAACGTATCAATTGAGCACGATCAAGAAATTGATTGCACAGAATGAACGTGATGCGCGTGAACGTCTAAATACTTACGAAGATAAAATCGGTAAGGTGCTTGACGGTCCTCTCGCTAATGCAAGGGCTCGCTATGAAATCACCAACTATGAAACGGCGCCAGCGGATGCAATCAAAAAGCTAATAGAGCTGGACAGTCAGAAATATCCTGGTGTGCGTCAGCACTTTGATAGCGTCTACGGTACTGGTGCAGCAGATCTAGAGTTGGCTCGCGCTGAACGCGCGGCGCGGCGAAGGGGAGCTACATCCCCATGAGTGATACCTATTCTTTCGACAGCCCCAATCCGTTTATAAAGCCAGATGATGAGAAGCCGCCGGAACAAGCTGCTTCGCCTAATCCGTTTGTGCAGCAAGGAAAGCTCAACCAACCTTTTGGCGAACTGAAACCATACACCCCGAGCTGGTCGGAATGGGTTGGTAACAAGCTGCAAGATGCCTACAGCGCATTAGGAGCGGATCCGTATACAGCCGGAAAGTTTGGCCGAGGCACACGCGACGTGTTGGGGTTGACGCCAGCCGGCCCATTGATGGCCGGGGCCGATGTACAGCACTACGCTAACCAGGGCGATTACGGTAAGGCGGCCATCAGCTCAATCGGTGTGATACCTGGTGCAAGCTTAGGCAAGGCCGCGTTGAGTGAAGGCGTCAATGCCGCAACCAGGATCCCGCTCAACTTTGCTGAGAACCCCGCGCGCGAGTTTCTGGCATCGCCATCAAGTGATCAGCTTAAGGCCAGCGGCATTCAGCGGCTTAATGAGTTTGTGAAATCACCGCAGATCTGGCCGTCAGCTGATGCGACACAGCTGGCGTCAAGCATGAAGGATAGGTTTGGTCAGATAAGCCAGTTTGACATCCCTGGATCTGCGCCGTTGGCACACAAGTCTGTCGATGTCTTTGCCGAGAAAGCAAAAACTCAACCGTTCATTACACCGGAGGACATCAATCAATTGCGCTTTGGCTTAAGCCAAGCCGGCAAGAAGGGGGAAGCTGCCGGCCAAGAAGGCAAGACGATGCTCTACGATTATCTAAAGAGCACCGGAGATCCTAGCGTAGAAAAGTTTGTTGGAGATTATGGAGCTGGCAGCCGCGGTGCGATCACAGATACCATCTTGTCGAGAGGATCTGGCGCCACCGGCGATGAAGGAAAATCTATAGCTGCACAAACGCGAGCCTTAGTTGAAAACAAAAGCAAGCGACTTCGCGGGTTTACTGACGAACAGGTTGCCGCAATAGACAAGGCGTATCACGGCACACCTCTTATCAATTCTCTTGATACAGCAGCTAACCTTGTTGGCGGTAAGACGCTGTCTGGACAGCTTATTCGCGGTACTCTCGCCGGCGGACCTGGTGCTGTTGCTGCCTTTTTTGGCGGCCCTGCTGTAGCGCCAGCGGCTGCACTAATTCCAGAAACGGTCGCCGGTGGTCTTAGATATGGATCTGGTGTAGCTCGCCGTAGTGCCGTTGAAAAAGCCGGCAATATGGTGCGCCAGGACTCACCCCTCTTTCTCGAGCGGCAAGCTGCAGACAATGCAAACCCGCTTTATTACCCAGGAACACCAGCGCAGAATTTTGTTATGCGTAACGCCATCACCCAGGCACTGGTTAATCAGAATAGGGGGCAGTAATGCCACGCGATGGCTCACAAGTTTATCATATCCCGCTGGGTACAGAGGGCGCGCCCGACACAACGATCGAGAGCGCAAAGTACAATACGTTTGCGCACGATGTTGAGCAGGATCTCAATGCACCGAGGCCGGTCGTTGCCGGCGGTACTGGCGCGAGCAGTGCAGCAGGCGCGCTGGCCTCGCTAGGCGCCGAAGAGGCACTGCAGCTTGTCGACAATTACGACAGCTTCCCTTTCGTAGCTGGCTCGTTTTATTCGGGTGCCGGCGCTACCAACGAACCAATCGATGGGCACAGCTTCATAGGCATCTGCTACCAGAGCGATAACAATAATATCGCGATCGAAGCGCGAGATATGACTGACGCCAAGCATACGGTGTATGCGCGCGTTAAGGTCGCCGGTGTGTGGGCTGCGTGGGCGATCGGAAGCGTGGCTGACTTTGTTCTCAAGGCCGGCGATACAATGACCGGACCTTTAACTTTGTCGGGAGATCCCACCGCCTTATTGCATGCCGTTCCAAAGCAATACGTCGACGCCCGCATCGCGGTGATCCCGTCAGCCACTCCTCCGCCGATAGCTGTTCCAGGCACCATGTGGTGGGAGACTGACACCGGCCTGCTTTATATGCGCTATGACGATGGCGACAGTGTGCAGTGGGTTATCGCCTGTCCACAGCCTGATTTTAATTCATTCATGTACATGGGGCCGCCGTATGGCGCAGGCACAGCAGGAACGATTACGCCGGATTTTGCTATCGGCCTTGATGTAACGTGGACGATCAGTAGCGGTGTTTCCGTGCTGAACAATCCAATCAACATAAAGCCTGGGCAGCGCGGCACGTTTTATTTGATCCAGGACAGCGGCGGCAGCAAAACTATTACGACGTGGGGATCTAAGTACAAGTTCCCTGGTGGCGTTAAGCCGGTGTTGTCAACAGCAGGGGGCGCGATCGATACGTTCACATATTCCTGCGATGGCGCGAACCTGTATTGCGTTTTCTCAAAGGGCTTTGCGTGAGGTGACAAATGGCGGCAATTAACTTTCCAAACTCGCCAGCACCTGGAGACAGGTGGCCAGTTCCTGCTGTGCCTGGTCTGCCTGTTTACACATGGGATGGCGAAAAATGGACAACGATCTCGAGCGGAATTGGCGGAGGTGCGCTAGCGCCACCGAGTGTGCAGTTGCCATTGATGGATGCGGGGGCCGCTGTCGGATCGGCAATTCCTTATTCGCGTGAGGATCACGTCCACCCGACTGACACCACACGCGCGCCGCTTGCTAGCCCTTTGTTTACTGGAGACGCTCGCGTTCCTACTCCGGCTGCTGGCAACGCAACAGCTTCAATACCAAACACGGCTTGGGTGTCTGGATATTATTTGCCGATCACAAATCCAAGTGTAAATGGCAGCCTGTACGCCAATGGCAACATTACCGCAGGCGGTACTTTGACGGCCGCTGCTGCCAATATCAACGGCCTCGTTAATAGCCTAAGCCTTACAAATTATTCTCCTGGTTATATTGGGCAGGCTGGCCCAGGCACCATGCTGATCAATGCCCCCGCCGGCAATCAGCCTATGATTTCTTTTCTTGTTGCTGGCGCGTTTGGTGCCAATCTTGGTATGGACGATCATGGAAATTTTTGGATTGGTGGCTGGTCTTGGGGAACCAACGCAAAAATTTGGACATCGCGTGATTTCCCAAATCCCGGCTCCGCTGTTATTGGCGGACGATTGGTTGCTGGCGCAGGCAATGGTTATGGTGGATCGGTTTGCACTTATGCTTATTTTGTTGCGGGCGAGGGAGCACCTTCGGCGAGTTTTGGTTTTTCTTACCTGCAACTTCAAAATTCTTATGGAACTTGGTTTACCGTTGACAGTGTATAAAGGATCTCATCATGACCGTTATAGATCACGGGTTTTGGGTCAGTTACAAACCAGAAGAGCCAGCTCTTGGCGTTCCTAAATCAGCTTTGTTTTTTCAAAGACAAGGTGATCAGGTCGATTGGTATGTTTATTGTCACGCTACTAACGGAAATAGTAATTTTGGTTCTGGTCACGTGGTTGGAGCGGCGTATATTCAAGCAGACAGCACTTATATTGTTGGGCCTGTAGGGTATGACCCCACAGCAGTAGTTCCTCCTAACGCGATGGTATTTGAGGTTACTGATTATACCGGCACCGATCCTGTCAAAGATTTTAGAAACAAGATTTATAATCCTGCCGATGGATCTTTTACAGATCCTCCTCCGCCGCCGCCGCCGCAAGCGACACGAATAGAAAAACAAATCATGTCTGCGCTCGACGCGATTGTCGCGCGTTTAGAAAAACTAGAAAAGAAATGACACAGGCCAGGGCCATCGTGTCGCTGATCCTGCTGGTTGTTATCGGCGCCATTATTCTTGCCGCACACTCAGAACCGCCAGCGGTGCCAACCTGCGTCACTGACGAAGATCGTGTCCACATTCGCGCGCAGGTTCTCGAGGCGGTTGATACTGCGTTCAAAGATAACGTGAAGCATCTGTTCACTGGCTGGCTCAAGGATCCGCACCAGCAGCCAGACCGAGCATCAGCTGGACTGCAGAGTTCGATCGTTGCCTATCAACGCGCGCGAGCTGATGCGCTGAAATGGTCGCCAACAAGTTGCTAGAGGTGATGCCATGACGGTAACCGGCAAAGTAAATTCTGGAAGATGCAGCTGGTTTGGGGGATCGGACGATACTGGAATGGCCGAAAGCGAGCCACTCGCATTTATTTTTGAGGTATCGCAGGCACCAGACCTTTTTGTCGATGGCGCCACTGAGGCGCTTGGTCGAAACCTGGATGGTGAAGAATACTACATCGCCATGCGGTGGGACTACGATGAGATCTCCAAGGAAGATCTGCTCGACACGATATGCCTGGTTCGATCGCCGGCTACTGGCAGAGCTTTCTGGGCGAGGCCAGCAGATTGGGGACCAGCCGAAAGCACGGAACGCATCTGCGACATCTCCCCAGGCCTCATGGATGCGCTGGGTGTGGATACGGATGATGAACTAGAGATCATTGTGTTGCCGCCGCGAGTGGAAGCATGAGCGACGATGTCATCCAACCAACACCGGTGATGGTGCCGCTATCGACGGCCGCCTTCCCGCGCATCGGTGGCGACACGGCCGGCGACGGCACTTTTCCTCAAGGCACCGAAGTTACGATCATCGCCACGGCGTATCCCGATTACGCATTCAGTCATTGGGCCTACGTCAACGGCCTCGAGGCGAGCACGGAGCCCTCGTACACATTCGCCCTCAACACCGCCACTGATCTGACTGCGCACTTTCGCTACGACAAAACTGTTTTTGATCTCGTCAAGTTGACGCAATGCGACAACGAGGGGATCCAACAACGATCAGTCTGGGTTAACCCAGCTCACGTCATCTACGTCACTGTGCGGGAGGACGGCATCACGCATGCACTCTTGCGCGACGGAAAAGAGCTTTTTGTTATCGAGCGGCCACGGGAGTAACGACCATGATCGAGGCTATAATCTACGCACTCATCACGATCTGCCTTCTTGCCCTGGTCATCTACCTGGTGATCTGGGTGCTTACGAGCGTTATCGGAGTACCGATACCGGCCAAGGTTATTCAGATCCTCTGGGTGATCTTTGCTCTGGTCTGTATCCTGATACTGGTGCGGCTTCTCCTCCCCTATGGCGGGAAGATATTGGGAGCCATG